GATAGAAACTCCAGTCCCGGCGGTGAATGCCAGGGTCTCTCCCCCGCCCAGCGTGTTACCCCCAGCAGTTACAGTCCTGAACGTATTGGTGTCGGAAACCGTGTTCGTAATCGTCACCGCCCCGGCGGACTCAGTGATAGAAACTCCAGTCCCGGCGGTGAATGCCAGCGTCTCTCCTCCACCCAACGTGTTGCCCCCGGCGGTGACGGTCCTGAATGTGTTGGTGTCGGAAACCGTGTTCGTAATCGTCACCGCACCTGCCGACTCAGCGATGGAGATGCCGGTCCCGGCGGTGAATGCCAGCGTCTCACTCACGCTGAGAGTGTTGCCCCCTGCCGTAACAGTGCGCCAAGTGTTGGTGTCAGCGGTCATGTCGGTGACGACGAGATCAATGGTCCCGTCCCCGTCCTCGTAGGTCGCCGCGATCCTGGTCTCGGTATTGCCATCGAACATCGCGCCGACGATGTCCTGGACCTGTTCGGTGGTCATACCCCCCGACGTCAGGTCTGTTTCTGAAACCTCGTAGGATCTCCAGTAGGGCTTGCCGTCCGCCTTGGTGTAAAACAGTCCGCCGTCAGTGTCCACGGGTGCCGCCGGGGTGTCTGCTTGCTCGCCGTTGATGTGGACGATCCCCACAACTTCCAGCGCCTGATCCGCGTCGCGGACCCCGATACCGATCCTGGCAAAGGTGCTCGACTGTCCCGCCAGGAGGTTGGCACTGCTGTGCTTGTTGTGTTGGAAGGCTGTCACGTTGCTCTCCTGGTGACCGGCCCGGTGACCTCGCGATAGAAGCAGGTGATGTCCTCAAGCGCCCACCCGCTGGAGTCGCTGTTACCGACCTTGACGTAGATCGACCTGCCCTGGGCACGCCGACGCTCACTCTTGTTCCGACCGGCGGTCCAGCTTCCCGAGAATCTCGCCGTAGACCGGTTGTACGCATCCTCTGCCGAATTGCCAGCAAATACGTCGTAAGTTACGGTGCCGCTTCCCTGGGCAACCGTCCCGACCATCTCCTCGATCATCAGGTTGCTCTCGCCCGCAGTCTGGAACGGACCCAGGTAGGCGTGGGAGGTGATGTTCGATGTGTCACCGGAGACGTCCCCATCGGTGGTGCAGTCGGAGTCCCACTTGCGGATGACCCCGTCGCCGCCGCCAACCAGCAGCGCCCGGTCGTTCGGGTCGTCCCCGTCGAACATATGCACACACCTGGGTTGGTGGTTGTTGTTCGCGAAAGTATCGATCCACCAGGACTGATTCCTGGCGTCGTAAAAGTAGTGCGTCTGCTTCTCGGGAGTGGTCGAATCGACACCAAATCTCAGAGGAGTTACGAACAGGTGAAATCCGTGCTCCCGCTCGTTCCACACCATGTTGATCAGGTGCTTGTTGAGATCGATGGTGGTCGCCATCCGCTCTTCGACCGCTGGAGTTGAGATCTTGGTGACCTCTCCACCCAGGCGACCCCCGTAGACCCCACCCCTGCTGCCAAAGACAAAGAACTGACCGTACGGGTCTTTGCAAAATGCGCCCTGCCCCCAGGCGGTCCCGGTCTCGTCGGACATCAGATCAATCCGCCCACCCTCGGCAGCGATGTCGCCGCGGAGTGCGAAGACCGAATGGTCTCCGCCCAGGATCAGTACTTCATCCGACATCGGGATCAGGCAGTTGATCTTGTCGGGACTCTTCCCTGCGGATGAGGCACCACCGGCAACCGCCATGGTCTCGGTTTGTGGTGAGACCCCATAGTCCCAGTCGAGAGCATTACCGACCGCGGACATAAAGAAGTTCGCCGGGTCTCCCTTCAGACCGCTCAGAACAATCCTGCCGCGATAGGTCGCAATCAGTCTCGCACGGTTGCTGTTGGAGTCCACCGGCAGTGATCCGGCGGACGGGGTCCAGGTCACGATCGCCGCAGTCGAGGCGTCGTAGTACTTTACGGACGTGCCGTCGACAAAGAACACGTCCTGGCCCAACTGGGCGCTGAAGATGGTCATGTCCGCGCGGAAGGCATTCTCGCCACCGGTCACATCGACCCAGGTATCGACGGGCAGGGACTGGTACTGCTCCTTCGCGCGGAACTCTCTGAACGTGCCCCCGGCGATTGCAAAGGACTGGATCTGCCGGACTGCCAGGGAGTTCTCGGGATTCAACGCGAGGACGCTGGCGACCGATGCACCGTATGCCGGTGACGAGCCTGAACTGACGAGTGATTCTTCCAGGGGAGTCACTGCGCTGGTCAACCTCGCAATGTTGTTGGTGTTGGCGTTTCGCAGGAGGGTGAATCCGCCCAGGTGATCCGCGTGGACGTTGTGCCATTGAGTGATGTTGTACGGCAACCCGGTGTCGGGATCGATCGTATCTTCGTACGGGTAAAGTGTGTGCGTCACTGACCCGTTTGTCGGATTGAGCAGGACGAAACTGCCCTCGGTGCCAGCCGCGTTCCCCCCGACGACCGCAACCCGGTCGTTCAGGTTGTCGTAGGTGATCCCCCTGGTCGTGCCGTCCGAGAGTACGGTCCAGGTCAACGTGCCGTCGTTCGTTGTTTTGAAGACGGCGAACTTGTCCCCGCCCGCCAACAGCCCATCGACATAGCTCACGGTGTAGAAATCGCCGAACCGGTCCGCAACGATATCGTAACCGTTATTTGAGGTAGTGCCGTACGGTTGCAGGGTGGTGGTCGACCGGGTGTCCCCGGTATCCAGGTCCAGGATCTGGAGAACCGTTTCGGCATTGAACGAAACCCGCACACTGCCCCCGCCGCCGGTCACTGTTAGCAACTGTTTTTCGTTGTAGTTGCTGGACCCGTTGACGTTGACCGAGACGGTGGCGCTCGCTGCTGCCCCCTCGGCAACCTTGACGTTCTTGACCTCGGTATCGGCGGCGACCGTGAGTCCCGAATCGGTGAATGTCATCTTGTTGAGTTCGGTAGCCGCCTTCGTCCCCTGGAAATTGAAGTTGAGGTCTGTCTGTTTCAAGTACACGTCGGCGTTGTCCAAGTGCGTGGTAGCGACGGTACCGGCGAACCCTCTTTCAACCGTCAGGGTGTTGCCGTCGATGCTCGTGATCCGCATGAACTCATGTCGCGGGGAAGACCCTGCTGCTAAGACGTAAATCACGTCGTTCACCTTCATGTCGCCAGCATCATCGACATCCACTCCCGTCTCGCTCGTGTCGAGCGCCTCGTTCAGTTGAGTCTCCCTCGCCGATCCGAAGTCCCATCCGCCGGTCACGTTGACATCGGGGATCGCCGCCGCGACCGACTCGGTGACATTCATATGATCGGTGTCGGATCCGATCCCGACCTGGGTCCGCTCCAGGAGAGGCAGGGTCTCTCCGGCGAACTTCCCTTTGAACTCGACGACCAGGGGGTCGCCCTCTGTGCTCAACCTGTCGCCGGTCACCGCGACATCATCACCCCGTCCATCCCTGGTGATGGCGATCCCGCTTGCCGCAGACAGTGCCGCATCACCGCTGGCGAGGAAGTCAGATGACTCTTCGACCATTCTCATCTTCGGGTGGTCGGTTCCCGCCAGGGTTCCCGAAAACGTGACGACCTTGCCACTGCCCCAAGTGCCCGAGACCGCAACCTCACCAGACGGGATGTTCGACATTCCCTCCAGGGCAGTGTCGAGATCGGCGGAACTCGCGTCATACGCAATCGCAGCAGAGCGGACCCCCTTCCACTCAACCTTGAATGACCCAGCAACTGCGTTATGCAAGATCGTCTGTTGCTGATTCTGTGTCGCCTGGATTCCCTGGAACTTCTCCAGGTCGGTCTTGAAAGTCGTGTCGGTCTCGTTGTAGTTGGTGCCGAATCCGCTCCCGATGTCTCCGGTCTGCTTGAGGTAAATCTGCGCCCCGGCGGAATGGGGTTGGGCGACAGTTGCCGGGTGGTCGGCGGCAGTGGCAGTCTCGGTTGTTGCGTTGCTGAGTTGAGTGTCTTTGGTCGCCGCCCTGGTGACATCGATCGTACCCGCACCATCATTGACGGCAGTGATTGTCATCACCTCATCATCGATCATGATTTGTTTAGCAGCACCACCAGCATTGGCGTCGTCCATGTCGTAGACTTCTTCGCCACCAATTGTCCCGGTCGTTCCACCCACCACGATGTCAGCGGTGACGATGTTGTTGATGTCGTTGGTCAGAGTGGTTGCTGGGTACCAGAAGACGGTGTAATGCGAACCGCCAGACGACTCGCTGTACAGTGTCTGTTTCTGGTTGACCGTCGCGACGACGTTCGACAATGCCTCCAGGCGACCCTGGATGGCATCCGAACTGGCGTCGTAAGGAATCGTCCCGGTGGTCTGGGTGCCGCCGCCATGCTCGAGTGCCGCCGTGACGGTGCCGTATTGCGGACCACCCTTCATCCGCGGTTGCTGGACTTCGTCTCTTGCCTGGAGACCAGTGATGCCCTGGGTGCCCGTGTTGAACGCAATAAAT